CTGAATACTTTGAAGCAGGTATGAATACTAAGGAAGTTTTCGGACATGGATTCTTAGGACACCGAGGACTTTACCGAACAATTGCAGAAACAATGTGTACTTATGTGCGTGGACAAGGCAAGTTAATTGACCTTCAATGAGGTGATTTAGTATGGGATTAAATGCAATTACATTTATCGCAGACCATCTTGGTTCTACTGCACCAAAGGTTCAAGGACATTATTATTATGTTGATTTTATCCTTAATGTAACTAAGGGTGCAACAGCATCAGTAACAACAACAGTAAATTATACAGCCGCTACAAACACGATTGTTCGTGCTAGTGGAACTGCTATTAACGCCGCTACGACATATACAGTTGGGAGTACAATTACTCTCGGTTCTTCTGCCACAGGTGGAAATGACGGTGAAGTTACTATCGTTAGTATAGATGGTGCAAATACTATTGTTGTATCAGCACTTGGGACTAATGCCGCTAATGATGAAATTACTATTGTTGGTAATAACTTTACTCTTGTTGCTTCGGATTTGGGACTTTCCCGACTTAGCCACATTGAAGTTATGGCACAGGAAAACAACTTGGTTCAATTAAATACTAAACTAACAACAGCAGGTGCTTTACAAAACACTACAAGTTCTGCTACTATTGGTGAGTATTTACTTCTTGAACCTTCTACCCTTTCAACGGGTGCGGTTGTTGCTGGGGATATTGGAACTTTTAGAGTCCGAGCATACGGTCTTCTATGAGGTGAGTAAATGTTAAGAGTAAAAAATATCACAGGCGGAAGTAAAGTAATCTTTGGTAGTCAATACTTAGGTGGATTGACTTATGAAGTTGATGAGCGTTTGTTGGAATTTTTTATTAAGAATGGATTTGAAATCTTGGACTCCGTTGAAACAGAATCTACATTGGTTGAAGAAACCGTTGTTGAGGAAGTTAATGAAACGGAAGTCCTTGATTTCTCTTCAATGACTAAGCGTGAATTACAGGCTTGGTTAAAAGAGCAAGGCATTCCTTTTAAATTGTCCGACAATAAAGCATCTTTACTTAGTTTAACTGAAGAAGAAGAGTAAGGTTTAATACCTAACGCTTCTTAACGATAAATAAGAGGGAAGGATATGGCATATAATTCAACAAAGACACAGACAGCAAATACAATAGTAGCCAGTAATGGTGGTAATTTTGAAGGAATAAATGTTTTTAACGGTTCAACTGCCGCTATTGTCTATATTACAGATAATAGTGTGGGGACTATCGCTCAAACCTGCACTTATAATAATGACCCGACAGTGACAGTAGAGGATTCTGCTTCATTATTAGTCGGTGATTTAGTATTTGGTAATGGTATTCCACTTGATGCTAAGATTGCATCTATTACAAATGGGACTACAATCGAAATTACAGCACAAACAACCGGTGGAAATATAACAGGACCACTTAGTTTTGAAAGACTTAGTAATACAATTTGTAAGTTTCATATAGCGGCAGATACAACTTATTTTTATAGAGGTTTTGATGTTGTTTGTAGAAACGGTATTAAGATTGTTTCGAGTAATTGGGCTAATTTAGAAGTTTTTACACTACACAATTGAGGTGGTGTAAATTCCTACTAACATTCCAACCTTTCGTGACCTAACCCTTAATAGTCAATGGAATATTCAAGTGGCTACTGAATACATGGTAGATTTTATTACGGGAAAAAGTGATGCAGACCTTACAGGTTTTATATCGACAAACCATACAGGTAAAAGGGGTCTAAAGGGCTATGACGATGAGACATTTGATAGTATTAATCGCAAAGCCTTTGAAGGTATAAAGGGTAGTAAAATTATTGATTTTTATAATAATACTGAGGCCGACCAAATAGAGGAAGCCCTTACAGAAACAATAAGAGGACCTGAAGGCGACCTTACAATAAAGGATGCTTTAGAAGGTAATGCTCGTAATTTTTTTACAACATTAGATTTAGAAGACCCTAATGTAATGAGAGCAATAGGTCAATATGGCTTCGCTCAAGCAATATCAGCGGGAGGTCTAGTAAAGCCTCTAAAGGCTTTGTTATTTACTGAAAAGGATGGTAATAAGCGTGTTCTAACTGAAGATTCAAAAAATTGGAAAACACGACAAATGCTCGAAGGTTTAAAGGATGCACAATTTACTTATTTTAGAGATGCCGCTAGTCGAATGTTAAGTGTAGAATATTACGACGACATGAAGGGATTGATTGGTGACAAAATAGAATTAACCAATAATGAACACGATGCTTTTGGTAGAGAAATTACCAGTTGGTCTCAAAGTAATATGCCTGAAATTCCAGTAGAAGAAAGAAGTGATTTAAAGGGAGAGGTTTATTATCAACTTCCAAAGCCGGGAGATAAATATGTCATAAGTATGAGTAAACTTTCTAATGAAGATGTAGGAATTGTTTTAGATGTTATCCGTGAATTGGCTTTGAGTAAATGGAAGAATCTTATGAAAAAGGCTGTAAATGGTTTAATTAAATTAGATGGTTTAAAACCACAGGTAGCGGGCATTACATCGGAAGAATTAGCAGAAATACTTGGAGGGGCTAAAAAGGTCGAAGAAGAATTAATAACAGAATTAAATAATTTAGTTGATGAAGTTGATGAAAGTGGTAAGCCTAAAGAAATGCTTGCGGGTCGTAGAGGAACAAGAGAAAGAGTTACACCCGGAAATTTAAGTTCGGATAAACCGGATTTTGCGAGAGATTTTAGAGCAGACGAACCCGATAAATATGACGATATGGGTAGACTTATTAATCCCGAAGTAAAGGACAGTGATTATGACCCAAGCAATCTAACAGTGGAAAGAGATATTCAAATGATTGAAACTGTTGATAAAGATGATATTGTAAATGAGTTAACTTCTATTACTAATGCAAAACAATTTATAGAAAATTCTACTATTGATGTAAGAGTAAATAAGAAAAGTAAGGTCTACACAGTCACAACAAATGAAGAAGATTGGAATTTATATGAAGACTTTTTAGGGGTCACTGATGCAGACAAGGCAGTTATGAAAATTTCAAGCCCCGGAAAATTTAGTGGAAAAATGAAATTAGATTTATTAGGTGAAGATATTGAAGAAACAGAAGAAGGGTTTTCAGTAGAAGTGATTCGAGAAATGTTAAAGACTACTGAAGGTAGTAAAAAATTATTTACTAATATTAAGGATTCTTTAAATTCTATTCTTGATGATAAAGATGTTATTTTAAGATACTACTACTTAGTCACTCAAAAGGATGATGTTGATAATAAAAAAATTGGGGATTTCAATAAAGGTGTTAATGATTTAGTTAAAGATGTATTTGATGCTGATTATAAAATGTCAGGTGGTAAAATAAATGAAGATGAG